CCTGTTTCATTATCTTTTGTTAATTGTGTTTGCTTTGGAAATATTTCACAATCAGGTTTTAATTTAAATGTTGGTAGTAAATTACTTAGAAAAGATTTTACAGCAGATGCGCTTGTAAAAGTTTTCATAAAAATAAATAAATGTAGACCACCGCTTTTAGAAGCCACTGGTAGTAATGGTAAACTATATTCCTGAATTTTTTCTATAAAAAATTTTTTATCAAAGTTGTCATAGTCTTTTGGATCTATATCTATGACACCAAATTTTACTTCTGAGTTTTCATTACATGGTTGAATTCCAATTGATAGCTTACCTTCTAGATGTGCTTGATAGATATCATCAGTAAGATCTTCATAGTTCCATCTATACACTGGTTTCTTTTTACCAGTTTCATTATCTACATATGCATCTGGGTGTTCAAAATCAGCGACACCATATGCATGTCTGTATCCATTAAAAAATTCTATATATCTTTTTTCCATAACTGTCGATGTGGGCCGCCCACTCTCGCGTCCGGCCCACACTGTGCACACATTCTCTTAGAGAATTAGATTATGCTTTCCTTTGGTTTATCCTCACCGTGTTTAGCTTTTACATTTCCTTTTGAAATGTTTTCACTAAATGATTTGGCTTGACTATATAAGGATTGATCAGCTACTGGGCCAGCTTTACTAACTTCCCAACCAAACCATGTGCCTTTATCGTTTGACATTTGAGTGGTTTTTAGTTTGTAAATGTGGCTGAAAGATGCCGGTGTAAATAACCCGTTCTTACCTTTCATTTTGATACCAGACATCATTGAATTCCATTTTCTACTAATTTTTAATTGAGTAGATTTCATAGATATCAACGCTGTCGATGGACTATCTCCCGTTACAATGACAAAGTGAGACGCAGTCTTCTCAATATAATTACCACTTGGTAATCTATCTTTGTAGTTTGCATCTGGTTTTGTTTTGGACATGATATCAGAAGATGAATCATAAATTGCAACTGGTGCACCTGGTCCGTCCCCTCTATCTTTCCATTCAATATACTCCAACTTATAAAAGCATGGAATCACATCGATACCTTTTACTCCGTCATACAGATCTCCAGATACTGAATTATATATCATACCTGGTTCTGCACCTTCAACATACTTACCATCACGTTTATTAACTTCTGGTGAAAGCTGTCCAAGGATTTTAAGAAAAGGTAGAGCTAGATCTTCTTGACCTATTTTGCCCAAACCTTTTGCTGCATCATCTTCAAACATATTTGTTGGAAGACCTGCAGGCTTTTTCTCTGCTACTTGGTTCATGTTTATTTGTTCCTTGTTACTTTGGTTCTGTTTCCTGTGAACACGTTAAAAAGATCAGAGGGCATCTCTTGTCCAGACTCTAGACGCTCTCTGACCAATGCTTTAAGTGTCATAGGTTCGACCTTTAATTTCTGGACAGGTTCGTACCCTTGACCTTGCGCAAGGACCGCATATTGCGATGCCTTGTTGTCTTCGTTACGACCAAAGGAAACAGTAATCTCATTTTTAATAAGATCACCCAGGCCGTTTTCTCGAAGCCATGTATAGGCTGCTTCTTTATTCGCTGCGGAAATAGAAGCCCCATAAACTGGTTTAACTTCAACTGAAGAACCATCTGCTAGTTTCAATGTAGAGATATTCATCTCTTGCATCATGGTAGGAATAACCTCACCAGAAACTAAATCGATATGTCTTTTCAGTTCTTTTAATTCTTTTTCTTTTTGTAAAAAGTCGTCCTCCAAAGTTTTTAGTTTAACGACTTGATCGGATAAAGACTTTGCATCATTAACTGAATTCAAATCTTCTCGTTGGTCTTGTTCAAAATCAATACTACTCATTTACTTCTCCTTTCTCATATAAGTTAATTGCTATAGGATAGTACGTTCTTTCTTGTTTATCCCACTTCAATAAGTTGTATTTACCATTAGTAATATCAGATACAATAGAACATGCAACACCTATAATAGCAGGGTCACCTGTTAATAATAAATAATCTTCAGGTTTAAAATCTTTTAAAAGTTTTCTTAATTTAAAAATTAATGGACCTGGTGAAAAAATTATTTGAGAAAATTCTGGTAATAAAAAATTAAAGTCGCCATATTTCTTTGCGCCTAAAATATTTATTTTAGGGTTACCCGATTGTGTACCCGGAACTTCCTGTATTACATAAACTTTTCTTTCTGACATTGACAAACAATATAAATATGTTTATATGGATGTCAACTAGAAAGAAGAAAAATATTATGAAGTATAAGTTTAAAACTAAACCATACGATCACCAGGTCAAAGCATTAGAAATGTCTTGGGATCGACCCTATTTTGCATATTTTATGGAGATGGGTACAGGTAAATCTAAAGTATTAATAGATAATATATCTATGCTTTATGACAATGGTAAGATCAATGGTGTTCTAATTGTGGCACCAAAAGGTGTAGTAAAAAATTGGTACGAAGGTGAGATACCAACACATCTAGTAGATCACATAGAACATAAAACTGTATTGTGGCAATCATCAATTACACAAACACAACAGAAAAAATTAGATACACTGTTTGAAACAGGTGAAGATTTACATATATTAATTATGAATGTTGAAGCCTTATCTACAAAGAAAGGTGTAGACTTTGCACAAAAATTTTTATTTGCACATAGAACTTTGATGGCTATTGATGAGTCTACAACTATAAAAAATCCAGAAGCAAAACGTACAAAAAACATTTGTCAACTAGGACTTGCATCTAGATATAATAGAATTCTTACAGGATCTCCTGTAACTAAATCACCATTAGATCTATACAAACAATGTGAGTTTTTAACACCAGGTCTTTTAGGTCATGAGTCTTATTATACATTTAGAACTAGGTATGCTGTTATGCGAACAGCAAACTTTGGTGGTAGATCTGTACAGATTGTAGTTGGTTATAGAAACTTAGATGAGTTGTCAGAAAAACTAAAAGCATTTTCTTACAGAGTATTAAAAGATGAGTGTCTTGATTTACCAAAGAAAACTTTTATGAAACGTACGGTTCAACTTACAACAGAACAATTAAAGGTATACAAAGAAATGAGTCGATTAGCTCTTGCTAGTTTTAATGGTAAGATGATGACAACAGCTACAGTTTTAACTCAGCTAATGAGATTACAACAGATAACTTGTGGTAATTTTACTGCAGATGATGGCACTATGACTGAGTTACCTACTAATAGATTAACAGAATTAATGGATTTAATCTATGAGATAGAAGGTAAGGTTGTTATATGGGCCCATTTTCAAAGAGATGTAAATAGAATTATAGAAGTTATTAGTAAAGAGTATGGTTCAGATTCTTTTGTAGATTACTATGGTCTTACACCACAAGAAGATAGACAAAAGAATATACAAAAGTTCCAAGATCCCAGTTCCCCGGTCCGTTTTTTTATAGGCACGACTCAAACTGGTGGTTATGGTATAACTCTGACAGCTGCTAGCACAATGATATATTATTCTAATGGTTATGATTTAGAAAAGAGACAACAATCAGAAGCTAGAATAGATCGTATAGGCCAAGAAAGACCTATGACCTATATAGATATTATATGTGAAAATACTGTTGATACTAGAATAGTAAAAGCTTTACGTAAAAAAGTTAATATAGCAACTCAGATAATGGGAGAGGAGTTAAAAGAATGGATTTAAGACCTGGTGTAGTTATAAGAATGGGACTATGGATTAGTCTTGTTGCTTGTTTGCTTTGGTATTTTTAAACAAAAATATCTTTTGCTTTTCCTATTATAGGTTTGTATTTTGTTTTACCCTCTGATCGGTATGCATGTAAAAATTGTTTTCTATCCATACCTTCTGTTACGCTACAATGTATCCATCCAGAATTAGGTTCACCAGGAGTATAGAACTCAAGAATTAATTGATCCCATTCTAATTCTCTATGTATCCAATCTGCAAGCTCACAATTATCTACACCCACTACTTCAAAATCCGCCGCTTCAGCTTTTGCATGTTGGCTGTTTTGACTCGATCCTATGGCTAGGCACAGCTCTGGACTACGGAACCCGCTAGTCACCTTGACCCTGCCAAAGTGATCACGTACTGGCTGTAAAATTTTTTCACAAAGTGTTTTTAATTTTTCTATTTGTTCTGCATTAGGATTATTATTAATACCTTTACGTATTGCAGTATCTGATTTAGTTAATTCTAAAAGAGTAAAGTTTCTTGAAAGATTCATTAGTTAAGTAAAAGTCCTAAAGCGAAGAGTGCTGCAGATCCCGCTGCTGCTAAGAGAACCCAATAGATCTTGTCTATCTTACCGCCCAACTTCTCGACGTCTTCATGGATATGTTTCAGATGGTTATTTTTAATCTGTGCTATATCTTTACGTACTCCTGTAATGTAACCATACAGGGATACAATATGTTCTCTAGTAGTTTTAGGTTCTATCGCCATAGTTAATCTCGTCCAAAAAGTATAGCAAGTTTCTGTGCTGTACTCAAGTTGTTATAATTACTTTGATTTACTGTGTTTGATAATAAATTGCTATCAATATTAGGTAAATTTAATGAACTAGGTGTTACTGGTGTTTCTTGTGCACTAGGTAATAATGGGTTTTCTATAAATGGAAAGTTTGGTTCGTCTAATGATATACGTCTCATTTCATTTTGAATAGCCGATATGACAGATTGTGCTGACGCTAATGGATCTGCTTCTCCTATATTAGCTGCGTTATCTCTAAAAGCTTTTCTTATATCTGCAGATATATTTATAGGTCTAAAAATATTATTATCTATCGTGTTAACTTCTATGCCTGATAATCTATCAGTCGCACTTCTAAAATCTGCATTGCTTAAATTTAAAATTCTAGCTGCATCTATATCTTTTTTAAAATTTTGTCTTACACCAAACAAAGATCTATTTGCATTTATATATGCATCAACAATATCTCTAGGTTCTATTGGTCCACCACGTAAAGCTTCCCTTGTAAATAATTGTCTAGATTCTCTAACACCTCTTTGATAATCAGCAATTTTAAAATTTAAACTTCTTTCTGGATTTATATTAACTGATCTAAAACCAAACAATCCCGCAAACTCATCTCCAAATTCAAACGTTTGTCCGTATTTATCGAACTTACCTTTTGTTAAAATATCTACAGGTTCTATAGATCTATCTAATCTTTTTAGTTGTTCAAAAGAAAACGGCATTTGTGCTTTTACTAAATGACCCATAATTTTATATGCTTTATCACCGGCGTTATCTTGTGGATTAAATACCTGGAAACCATCTCTAGTTCTACCACCTCTAGCTAATAAATCTGCTACAGCTTCTGTCCAAATAGATTCAGATATAAATGGTTGTGCAAACTCTGACATAGATGAAAAAGTACCTGCAATAAAATCATCCATTAAACCATCTTCATCTGTTCTACCATCAGCTACAGAGTTTATAATAGTTTGCACTGGTCTTAATAATGTGTCGTATGCATTTGCATGACTAAAATCTATATATTTAAAATTACCATTTTTGTCTTTTATAGGTAATAATGTAGAATTTTTTGACCAATCAGCAACATATCTTCTTATTGCATCTCTTTCTTCATCTGTAACATCATATATTGCTTGAAATGCTTTTTGTGTTGCATAGGGTACGGCTGCAACAGTTGTTCCAAAACCAAATAATCTTGTATAACCTATAGATTCAAATGGTTTTATTTTAGTTCCATCTGGTAATACAAGTTCTTCATTAATTTCTCTAAGACCACGTCTTATAATATTTGTGCCCGTTCTAACTATTTCTGCAGGAAATGATACAAAATTACCAATAGGTAATTTTCTTAATGATTTAACAAAATCAGATACATAATCATAATTTGGTATATTATTTTTTACAATATCAGCAGCCTCTTGTTTAAAAAATTGTTCATCTACAACAGTGTCAATACCATTTCTTTTTATTGTCATACCTCTTACAACACCTTTATCTGCAAGAGCTTTTTCTAATCTTGTTTTTTCCATGGCCCATGATGCTATCTTCCAAAAGTCATCCTCAGCTGTATATAAATCTTGTGATACAGATTTTAATTTTGATAATGGTTTTAACAATAATCTAAGACCTTTATCTGATGTCATGGTTTCACCAAAATTTACATCTTCTAATAGTCTCGTTAAATCTCCTAATCTTACGTTAGAGTTTACAACACCAAGTTTTAATAATTCTTCATATAGATCGTTTTGTTGTCTTGTGCCTTTGAGTGGTGTTTGTAATGCTTGATATGCTGTTTTAATAGCTTGGCCATCAGGTATAATACCATTTGCTGTTGCAAAAGCACCTGCACTAATAAAATTTCTAACATGAGTTACTGGTGACAAAATTGTTTTTGCTATTTGTGATAAACCTTTTGGATATAAAATTAAACTTTGATATAACTGACCTAACATACCTGCCTTGTCAAAAGAAAGTGACGTGCCTTCTAACGCTTTTGCCATACCGGTTGTTGTATATAGTTCATTAAGAGGATTTACTGATCCACCTTTAGCTGCAACACTAAGGGTTTTGGCTTGATCAATTCTTATTTGCTGATAGTCATCACCAAATAATAATCTTGCTTCATCTGCAGTTTCTGCAAACATGGGTTTTTGTCCTGCTGCTTTTAATTCTTTTGATTTTTTTATAAGATCTTGAAAGAATAGATTTCTTCTCGTAATCATAGATAATTTAGCTGTACCCCCTAGTATTGTTTGCATAGGGTTTTGTTGTTTACCTAATAATTTTTCAAATACTTTTCTATCAGCTTCTTTAATTGCACCTGCAGAAACTAACGCAGATCCTCTAGCTGTTACAACCTCATCTAATGTAGTTCTATTTACAAAAAAAGCAGGCACTTCAAAAATTGCATCAGATGGTTTATCCATTCTAATACCTTTTGGTAGCCTTGCAGTTTTTAAAACTCGAGCTACTGCTTGCTCTGCTTGAAGATCTGTCATTTCTTCGCCTGCTTCTTTAGCACTAGATTTAAATACTTCTTTTGCTTCGTCTATTGCTTGTTTAGCTGGTTGATATCGTACCCACGGAAAGATACTTTGATTTTGAAATATGTCGTATGTAGATCCTATATAGTTTTTAAATTTGTTACCAAATAAAGTTTTAAATTCTTGTATTTCATTTTGTCCTAATGACCTACCTAATTTAGAAAATAAATCAGACCACCTGCCACGTATTGTAGAAAGACTAGCAAGTATATCAGTAATAACTTGATCATCTACATTCATACTTTTTAGTTCTTTTGTTAAGGCTATTTTTTTTGTTTCATCTAATTTACCAAATGTTGCTACACCTAAATCATCTAATTCTGCCTTACCTGATAGTAATAAATCATTTATTTTTGTTAACATTTGTTTTCTTTTTGCTGCTTCTGCTTGATTTAATACAGTTCGCATAGGTGGAAATATTTTATCTATAGATTGATCTAACTCTCTAGATATATTTCTAGCACCGGCTGCGTCTGCTGCTCTTTCTCCAACAGAAGTTCTTTCTATATCAAAAAATTCTTGAGTCTTACCGCTCCGTGCCCTAAACCCTTGTGCAATTTTATCTATAAACCTATCTAGTTTGGAGTTTGCTACATCTAATTGTTTATTTCTGTCCGTAAGTCTTTTAATTACTTTACCAGTACCACCTATAATACCTGTAAATAATGCACCTTCCGTACCAAACTTAACTCTGTTTAATAAATCTCTAGTTGGGTCGTCGTCTGCTGATCTATCTATCTTAGTTGGTCCACCAACAAAATCTCCAAACGTACCAATTTTTTCTACATCACCAACAAACACAGCTTCAGCAACACCACCACCTAAAGCGCCCGCAATAAATTTATTTGTTTTACCTCTTGCATTTAATTCTGCTGCTTTATCAATTCCTTTTGTAAGATTTGGATTTGTTGTTTTAAAATATTTATTATTTCTACTAGCACGCATTGCATCATCTGCAAGTTGTGCACCTATTTTCATACCACGTACAGCAGGTATACCTATATTAACTAATGCTTCTGTTATTTTACCAGCAGCTGTTGCCTCTGCTTTCTCATCAAAATCTGTAAGATCATCAAAAAATTGTTCTACTTGAGCAGCACTTCTAGTACCTAAACCTAAATCTACAAGTGTTGCACCTAAAGAAAAAAATCCTTTTGGTATACCGATAACACCGGATACTACGCCAGATAATATAGATTCTATTGTACCTACTTTATTATTTTTATCGTAAGATATTGGATTTAAATCTGATGGGAGTGCCATTTATACTCCTATGATATAACGTCGGTAACTGTTCCGTCCTCACCAACTACAACAATATTTTTACCAACAACATAATTACCTGGATCTAAATTTCCTTTTCCTGCCTGTTGTAGTTTAAGATTTTGATCATTAACAAAATCAACAACGTTTAGAGTTGGGTTATCTTTTAAAAAAGTATTTACATCTTTAGTATTAAATGTGTGACCTGCAGGAATATCAATATCTTTTTGTATTGCTAATGCTGCTAATTCAGGACCTTCTGGAACAATACCTTGTTTAGTTCGTAGCTCACTTAAAGTTTCATTTAATGAACCACCTAATAATTGTCTATCAGCTAACTCTATTCTTTTCTTTGTAAGTTCTTTTGTTAATGCATCTTTATCTTTGTTAATGTCTTTTGTTATTTCACCTTTAAGTATTGCAGCATCAATTTGTTTTTTAAGATCTGCAGATTTATCTAAGTTTCCAGATATTGCTTGTATAATTTTATTTTGTAAACTACCTGATTTAATAGATCCTTTAAGATCACCACCTTCTTCTTGTATAATTCTACTAGCATCAATTAATGAGTCATAAGCAGCATCTTTTTTCATATTGTCAATACCCATAAGTTTATAATATCTTTTTCTATTTGCTTCTATTTCTTCATCTCTACTTATTTTAGGTGTAGTTGTAGTAACTTTATCTTTTTCTTGAACTGCTGTGGTTTTTTTAGTTTCTTTAATGTTTTTATTTAATTCTTCAATTTTTTTATTTTCTAAAAATTTATCTTGATCAAATATAAAATCAGGCACAGCAAGGTCTGCTGCTTGCAATGCTACTTTTTTAACAATTCCTGGACCTGTATCATAAATACCTTTACCAACATTTAATCCAGCACTAACACCAAAAGGCACTGTAGCTCCAACAAAAAATGGATTTTGTTTAGTAAACATACCAGCTCTTTCCATGAAAGGAATTCTTTGAGTAGATATAGTCATTGGATTACCTGTTACTGGATCTATTTTAATATTTGGATCTTTTCTAAATTTAGGAACAGATGTTGGTTTAATTTTATTAAACACTCTAGGTATAATACCTCTACCGTAATCTAAAGCAGATTGACCACCAGGTATTTTAGAAATTAATCCTGCAACAAAACCTGCTTTTTTATACCCAGGTCTATCCTGCATACCACTCATGATTCCTTCTCTAAGAGGTCCACCGCTTCTAAACATTGGTCTTTTTAATGGTTTCATTTTTTCCTCTTCATTGCTTTGCCAAAACCTTTTTTAGCAATACCACATCCAACACGTCCACCTTTTTTCATACCCATTAGATATCTACCTAGTTCAAAAATAGTTGATCCTGTCATGGCACCAGACCCTAGCTTATAAGGAACACCTCCACCATATTCTTTAGCTTTTTGAAACATTGATTTTTTCTTAGCCATTACGTTCTATTTCCGTATAGTTTACCAAATATACCTGCAATACCTGTAGCTGTGCTTAAAGCTGTAGCAAGTGGGCTAGCTCCTCCACCAGTGTCTATTGGTTGAGCTGTTGATCCAAATCCTGCAAGTCTACCAAGACCAGCACCATATTGATCTAATCTTTGTAAAGGTTCAAATGCTCCCGCTCTAGCTGCTTGTACATCTGCTTGTAGTTGTGATTGTGTTAATCCTTGTCTAAATGCACCAAGATTACCTAATGCAGCAACGTCTTGACCCATAGATCCTCTTTGAAAATTAGATAGTCCCATTTGTTGTGCTGCTAAATTACCTTGTTGTTGGAATGCTGTGTTAGCTAATTGATTAGCTTGTGTAAATCCTTGTTGCTGTAACTGTGCAAGTAATGATGCTCTGTTTCTTAAATTACCTGCATCAAATTCTGCCATCTGCACACCTTCTCTACCACCACCAAATGCTCCAAACTGAGCTGCCCGGTCCCTGATTCCTTGTCTACCCATAGCAGCTTGTCTATCAAAGTCAGCTAATGTTGTATCAATGACCTGTTGTTGAAAAGGTGACATGAACTGTTGAAACGCTTGTGGTCCAGTCAGTCCTGCCTGTTGCCCTACAGCTGTTTGTGCTGCAGTTAAAAAAGGTTTAAAAGATCCTACACCTTGTGTAGCTAAATTAATAGCTTGTGTCTGTAACGGATCTTCACCAGCAACAAATTGTCTACCAGTAAATTTAGTTGTATCTATTGGTACGGATGTAGTTGCCGTTAATTGTTTTGCAAAATCTTTAGATGTATCTTTTAAATAATCAGGTAATGCCATTATGCTAATCTACCCTCCAACATTTGTGCTTGATCGAACATAGATTGAGCTGGATTCATACCTTGCGATTCTTCAGATATCATACCACCTGCTTCTAGGTTATCCATCATGTTCTGCATAACTTCAGCACCTTTATCTATGTCACCTCCGCCTGCAGCTCGTACAGCGTCTGCTGTAAATACAAATTCGTTTTTAGATAATCTTGCAGGTACATCGTCAGCTCTTTCTTCTTCACCTATTGGTACAAAACCACCTTCTCTATAATCTTTTTCTAAACCACCCATGTCCATCATACCACCTTCTTGCATTGGTATTCTTGCTATACCACCATCAGCAGCATAAAAATTATCTACAAATTTTGGTTTAGGTAAAAATCTTAAACTTGGATCTTGTTGTCTAGCCATGTTAACTATACTTGCAATACTATCTGGTGTTTGTGTAAATGGTGTTTCTGGTTCTACTTCCTCTTCATCTCCACCTTTCATTAAAAATGGTGCAAGTATACCAGCAGCCCCTAAACCTGTTAGTGCTGTTCGACCTAAACTAAATTCACCTGTTTCAGGGTTTCTTACTAATCCTGCTAATAAATTACCTTTATCAAATAAACCTTTACCTCTTGTAAAACCTTTATTAAATAAACTACCAACACCTCTTCCAAAATTACTAAAATTAGAAAGACCTCCAGTAAATCCACCACCACCAGGCATAAACCCACCTGCTAAATATGCACCTCCCGCTAATAGAGCAGCTTTACCTATTGGTGATTTAGCTACTTTCTTTACAGCACGTTTAGCTTTTTTAAAAATTTTTTTAAAAAAATATGATTTAATACCAGTGCCATTAACATCTTCACCAGCACCACCTATGGATTTTAATAACTTAGCCTCATCTTTATTAATATATGCTAATGACTCACCAGGAGGCGCCATTTTTTTAGCGTCTTCTAGTGTTAAAATACCACCATTTCCTCTTAATTGTCTCGGTTGTTGCATTCTAGATATTGCCATAATTTAGTCTAAATCCTCTTTGTATCGTGTTTTGTTGTTATAATCAATCATATATATCAACTAGGTTTGCTAGTCCTCCCATCATGTAAGGTACTCTACCACCATAAGCAAATGAACCCATAGAATCAGAACCACCTGGTCCTGTAGAACCTGGTGAACTTGCTTCTTGTCCAGCATCAGCTGGTCCAGAAGGTCCTTCCATAAAATCTTTATCAAAACCAGCCTGATAACCACCTCTCATATCTCCTCGTGCAGCTGCAGCTTTATTTGCTGCTGCTCTTGCCTTTGTAGCTGCTGCTCTTGCTTCTTCCATAGCTGCTTCTTTTTGTTTATTTCTTTGATAATTTAAACTAAACATTGCGCTTATAGGATTCATAAATCCAAACATAGTAGCACCAATTGTACCTAACATACCTTTTGTAATACCAGGGTTATTGTAAGCATCAATAGCTTCTTTTTCTTCCTCGGTCATATTCATTGTAGGATCGTCGCCTTCTAAACCAAAACCAAAATCATCTGCGGTTGTACTTTGATCTTCAGGAGCAGTAGGATCCTCTCTATCGTCTCTATCTCCGCCACCACCGCCTTGATTTATTGGTAATATAAAAGGTGCTGCAGCTGCAGTGTTTGTTATACCAGAATCAAAACTTATATTTCTTTGTATAGGATCTCCTAATCTAAATCTTTCCTGTGTTATAAAACGATCACCCTGATTAAATATATTTTGATCAGCTTGATTATAAAATGATGGTGCTGCAAATATTGACATTATTCTTCATCCTTATCTGATGATGCACCTATCGGTGGCATCTTTGCTACTTTAATTTTTACAGATCTTGTTACGTGTTCTTTTTGTGTTGCCGTATCAGGATTTGCAATATCGTCTTCTGCTTCTTTATCTGAATTATATTCTTGATTTGTTATAGTATTTCTTAATACTATCTCGGCCTCACATTCTACAACAGGTACTTTTTTACCGTCTACTGTTATATATGTTATCGATCCTTCTTCTTTAAATGCCATAATTAATCTCTGTTTAATTGTAACATAGATAGGATAACATGCAATCTATCTGCTGTAGTTGCAGTTACCTTTATCTTTTCGTTTTCCGTTAAAATTAACGGATTTGTTAATAAATCTACTGTACTATTAGCATTAATAGTCTCGCTTTTAAACAGATTAAATATACCATCTGATACGTCAGATATCTGTATTTCTATATTATCATTAGATCCAGAGTCATTTGATACTATAAAAGACTTTACAATAGCCGTAGTAGATGCTGGTACTGTAAATATAGTAGTATTACTATTAGTTGTTAGATCTGCTTTTACGTTTGTGTATATATTAGCCACCTATAAACCAGGTAAATCTTTCCTGCTCCTCTTTTTGTTGATTTAAATATGTAGAATTAAGTTGTTCTACTATTGATGTCAATGTTCTATTAATCTGTTTTTGGTTAGAGAAATCATATTCTTCTTTTGGTTCTGGTATTCTAACTGTTATCTTTGCCATTATCTTCTACCATCTGGTTGTAAATCTAATTTTAATGTGCCGAATCTCCAAGATTCACTAGTTGCATCATTTTCTATTTTTAAGTTTAAAAATCTACCTCTTGCTCTTGTATCTTTTTTAAGTGTAGAAGATGTAATTGTAAAAGGACTTAACGCTGTTGTTATTTGACTATCTTGTGGATATCTTTTTATACCCAAACTTATTTTACAATTACCTGCTAGTGTTTTAAAATCTGGTACAAATCTTCGTAAAGCTAAAAAGAACTCACCTGCTACAGCGCCACCTGC